GAAAGAATAACTACATCTCCAGTGAAGATGGAAGCATTCGTTGCACTTGCAATACGCAATTTCTGGGGACGTATCGTACCACCGTAAAGATGGTAGGCTGGTGTGAACCCGTTAGGGGCATCAGTATTAGCCATGATTTAATCCTCTAAGGAAAATGATGAATTATTCAGTAGTCGGTTTTCGACTACCAAACTCGACTTTTGAGTCCCTACGAATGTCACTTTTTCTTAGTGGCATACGAGGGTCACTATCTCGCAAAAGATCATTGTCAACACCGTGAAGTTGATCCGCAGTCATTCCTCGGAAATATGAGTTTCTTTCATCCACAGTCTCTTCAGGAATCTTTGCAAGAATAAGGCCACCAACACCAATAACGCCAGCGTGTTTTCCGTTGTCAATAGTAGGAGCGTCAAAATCAGGATGATCTTCTGCTCTTACTGGCTCGAATCCTTCGCGAATACGTTTAGACATATTTGCTCGGTCATCGTGCCCACGAACTTCTGCACGAACCCATCTGTGTTTATACCCTGCAGGGGCATCAGGGGCGTCTAGCATTGAGGGAGGTTGCCAAGGTTTGCGGCGGGTCTTTTTGTCCCGTGTCTCAGCAGATCTGGAGGTACGATCTGTCATTTTCATCTCCTATACAAATTTTGCGTACTCTTCAAGAGGCACACCTATTCTTTTAGCTATCGCTATTTGTGAAGGTGTGAGTTTTACACTGCGTGCGCCTTTCTTTACAGTGCTAGTTCCACGACTAGCTCCTGCAACGGAAGATTGCACGTTTTTCGTCTCATCGGCGAACTTTTGTGGAAAGAGTTCTCTCATTTCAGAATCTACCCGTTGGTAGTAATGTTTTGAACTGGGAGGAACTCCTTCCTTAATTAACTTTTGGTGAACACCCATAGCAGCATAAGTCATACCTTCGTCTTCACCAAACCAACTATTCTTTTCAGCCCACGCTTCAGCGTCTGCATCGGGAGCAGCTGGTTGTATATTTCGTTGCTGCGGCACTGGCTGAGCTTCGGCCTGTTGAGGCTTTCTTTTCTGCTGTGCTATCAATCTTTGGGCATTCTGCGCTTCATAAGAAGTTTTCGCAACTGCTTCTGTAGCCAAAGCAATCGCTTCCGCATCTCCAAGCTGTTGTGCTTCTGTTAAAGCGCGACGAGCGCGTTCTTTATCAGATTCAATACGCTGCGCATACTCATTAACTAATGTAGAGTCTGAAGACTGCAATTTACTTTGTAAACTGTTATTGTGCTCAGATAATTTTTTAGCATATTCAACAGCTTCTTCTCGCTGTCTTTCTGCTTCACGCATACGATAAGTTAACTTATCAATACGCTTCTTTACGCCGTCACTGTACTCTTCTAACTCTTCTGAATTAGAAACAGGTTCAGGTTCGGACATATCGAAATCTTGAGAGGACTCTTGTATTATATCAGCCTCTCTAGGATCGACTTCCTCATCAGGAAGTATCAGTTCAATATCTTGGGATTCAGCCATTACATTTCACCTTATTGCAGAATATCTTCTGGATTGTTTACAGTTGCTAAAATTTCATCATCGTTTAGTAGGCGCATATCGCCTCCGTCAATATTGAATCTTGCTCCTGCATAGCGACCAAAAATTACCCAATCACCCTCTTTACACCACGGGCCTTCAGGAAATTTATCACGATCGGAATATGCATCTGGGCCTTTTCTTACAACAAGCCCAACTACCGTTGCTATACGCTCTTTATCAAGAGTTTGTTTAGCTAACATAATGCCGCCTTTTGTTTTCTCGGGAGGAGAAAAAGGGAGGATTAACATACGATACCCTGTAGGGTTTGGCAGTTTATCCGCATGAGATTCTAAATTTTCAGGAGTTATTGGCTCCTTTTTAGGTTCTAAAGGCGTATCAGAACCGAAATTTAAAACCCTTTGAGGGGTAGTTTTTATACTACTTAGATCAATTTCATCAGTCGTCTTCGACATCTTCCATCCTTCCATGCAGGGCGGTTATTTCTTGTTCAGCGAAATTAAGCCCTGAAATTTCCCCAACTATTCGTTGGTACTGAACATAGTCTGTTGCGCTACCAGTAGCGAGTGATTGCGAGAGTACGTCTTGCCGCTCTCGTAATTTGCGGAGTAAATACTCCGAATACTTTATAAAATCCATTAATTGATATAGCTAGTAAAATCTAAACCTTTAGTAGCCGCACCAGTGCCTTTTGTTTTTACTTTTTTACCTTCAAGATTTACGGTCTTTTGTTCCAGTTGCGTAGCTTTCGCAAAGCCTTCGTCAGAAGGCTCAGGAATAGACGGCATACTTTTTGCAGCTTGTTTATTGCTAGGCGACGGATATGGCATCTCTTTAGAGCGAAAATTTCTCATTTCGTTTTACCACCACGCTTCATTTTCTTTGCTGTTGAACCGCCTTTTTTCATCATAGGCATTTTCTTAGAAGATTTTCCACCGTTCATCATCTTCTTAGGCATTTTCTTGTTTGCTTTTTTTCCAGGCATTTTATTCTCCTTCAGAGTATAAATTATTAAACGTAATCTTCGGATCCATATAACTATCGTCAATCTCAGCACTATGAACGTGCTGACTAGGATAAAAGTCAGGCGCTCCCGAACCTGTTTCCCATAATGCGGGATTGGTCGCTCTTACACGATTATTAGGTAACGCTATAATATTACCTGTCCATTTCCCAGCATCTGTAAGCTGAATTACATGATTCTGCTTATGTTGTGCAGGATCATCAGCAATATCGTTTCCTGTATAATCAACAGTAAACAAATACTTACCCGTATGAAACTCGTTATCTATCTTACATAGCCATGGGCTAGAAGATACGCGATCCATAACAATAACCTCATGTTCTCGAGAACTACAATCCCAAGGTTGCGCTAAATGCGTTTCCATAGGCTCTGGCATTTCATCGAGAATCGCATCTCCAACTAAAGCAGTTATAGGCATCCTAGCCCACATCGCTCCACCGTGAAGATTTTCAGAATCTTCTTCTGCATCCATTTCATATCCAGTAAATACGACTTGGAAAGATAAACTTCTATCTGGAATAGTATTTACCGCAATAGCTATTGCATGTAAATACTCTCCGTGGTATTTCAAGTGATTGTGTGTATATTCTTTTCTAACCCAGCAATTAAAGTGTGGTATATTGCTGATTAGATTGGACATTTATTCTTGTTCCCTCGAATCGCGAACTATTTTCGCTATGTCTGTTAAATTAGAATCTACTTCACGTTCATCCCGCATTTCGGCTTGTTGTAGCTCAGAAGCTACTCGAATATCTGTTTGCTGTTCTTGAGATTCAATACGCTCTCTTTCAAGCATTGCCTTACGCTCAGAGTCTCTATCGCGTTGCTTGAGTTTCTCAAGTTCTAGATCCATTTGTGCATCAAACATTTCACGCGCAGGGTCTTGTTGTTGTGCCGCCATCGCTTGAGCTAACGCTTGCTCTTGACCAGTAATTTGTTGTGTAGCTTGAGCAGCTGCGATAGCAATTTGACTTTCTGCTTCCGGAGGAAGCTGCGGCATCTGACCATCTGGGCCAGCTTGTGGTAATTGAATACCTTGCTGAGCCATCATTTCTTCGACTTGTATACGATACTTTAACGCTATATGTTCTTGAATATGCGCTTGTAACGCAGCCATCGCTTGTGGGTTTTGCTGAATCTGAGGACTCTGCATAAACGCCATATGCGCTTGTATATGCGCATCATGATTTTGTTGTATAAACGCTTTTAACGGCATCCCCATCGCGGCATCCATATTCTCTTGAACAGGATCTTTAGGAGCAGGAGGGATATCTGGAATTAGAATATCGTCAATATCTTTAATATTTAACGCAATATACATTTTACGAAAGGCTTCTTTCATATTGTGTAACTGCGGTGCGCTTTGTGCCATTTGCAGCTGAGTTTGCGCTAAAATAATACGTTGAGTCGTACTAAAGATATTAGGGTCACATACAGGGATAACGTCAACACTATTGTTAAAGTCTTCCGCAAATACTGTTTGCTGTGCACCTTGTACTTGGTAAGGGTATTCAGGAGGCAAATACTCGCCGAACAATCTCTTTAAAATTTTAAATTCAGTACGTTGTGCGTAATGCATACGTTTATGAATAGAAGAAATAACCTTCTGGCCTTTCTCTAAAAGAGCAACGGTAGTTCCTACAGGAGCTTCGCTATTACCATCCCCAGTATTTTGTTCCATAACAGAAGCAAAACGCTGACCAGATTCAACAAGTAATCCTAATAAGTTTGCTAAAGTAGGGCTTGGTTCTTTATATGGCAACGGCATAAAGGCGTCACGAATAGTTCCTCCTGGAGTATCAACGTCTCTCCATTCTCCTGGCTGTACAGGATCATCTGATCTTTGGATATTTAATCCGCGAGCTTTAAAACCAGCTGGTAAATTAGCTAATGTTCCTGCATCAATTAACTGTCTTAAAATCGCAGTAGCTGATTTAGTTACGCCGCCAATCATATGGATTAAACCAAAGCCATAAAACCCTAATCCTGGAAGGAATTTAAAATGCGTAAAGTATTCAACTTTCTTACGCATTGGGTCTGTTTCAACGTAATTACGTCTAATAGCTAATACATCGTTAGTATCTTTACATACTGTAACGATATACGGCAACGCTAAACCTGTTGG